TCACCTCGCAAAAATAAATACAGCCCAAAGGCTGAAAAAACTAACAAAAGCGCCAGCGCTGGCGCTTTTGTTTGCCTAAAAAGAAAAACCCCGCGCAATGCGGGGTGTTGACGGATCGGCCGGTATTGTGTTATAATAGCCGCAGGAAGGGATGACGCTTGTGGTAGAGCTTCCCCCCTCCGTAGAGTAGAAAGCCGCCAACCAGTCAGCGCTGGATGGCGGCTGTGCTTTTATTTGTCTTTCCTGCCGTAGCTCATGGCCACGAACAGAAGCGTGATCGTCATCAGGACTATCGACAAAATCTCAAAATCCGTCATTTCGACCACCCCCTCTTTTGTATGAAACTCAGAGGGAAAAAGCCAAACGCCATCTAACCTTCCTGCCTGAGGTCGCCGGGTTGCCCCGTCGGCCCTGCAAAAAAGGATAGCACATTTCTCGCCATCCGTCAACCGATTCACGGCCGGGGCAGGTAGGTAAGCCGTTTAAGCTGTGGCTTGGGCTTGTCGGGTTTCGCGCCCATGCGGCGCTCGCGCTCATTGCGCAAAAGCCCGATGGCCCGGGGCGACATCGCCCAAAAATCGTCAACCGACAGCCCCAGCTCCAGGGCCGTCGCCATCAGCCGCACCCACGGATAGTCTACGCTTTCTCCGTCGGCGCGGCTTCCGCGTTTTTTGGCTGATCCTCCGCGGCGGGCTCCGGCAGGCTCTGCAAGATCGCCTGCTGCATCACTTCGGCAAAGCCCTCGATGTCGTCGAGGGTGAATTTCTCGTCAAATTCCTGCCATTCCGCCTCGCCGCCGCCGGCCAGGATCGCGGCGTAGGCCGCGGCCATCAGCGCGCGGTGCTTGGGGATGGCGATCTCTCCAAGGATGTCGTACAGGCCGATCTCCGGGTGTCCGTAGTATTCGGCGTACACATCCTCCATGATCCGGTAGGTTTTGTTCGAAAACGTGAGCGCGTAGCCCTTCCCGGCCCAGCGCACGTGCCTAACCGGCGCGGCCACGTCCCGCCCCGCCACCGGCGGACGGTTCTGCTTGTTTCTTCTCCTGCTCATTTTTTTCTCCTGTCGTCGATAAAATCAGGATCAGGGAAAAGGTATACCCGCTGCCGGCTGAGATCCACAGCGCGGCAGCAGCCATTCCTTTTCCCTTTTCCCTGAATACTCAGGTGGTCTCGTAGACGGCCGAAAACCATCCGCTCACGACGGTCGCGTCGGCGTCCGTCGCGTCGGTGTCCAGCACGCTGGCGACCTTGCCATCGTAGATGCGGGCGTCAAACACGCCGGTCAGGGTGGGCGTCGCGTACTCGATGGAATCGCCCTCCGTCTGGTGGGTTTTCTCCATCTCGGCAAACTTGCCCTTGTACAGCCACCACAGCTCCTTCGCGCCCGAATCCTTCGTGATGGCGAAGCCGATGGCCACGTAGGGCGCGTTCTGGCTGTCCTTGATCGCCTCGACGCCCTTGGCGTCGGCGGTGCGGCCGGTCAGCGCGCGGCGCACCGCGGCCAGCACCTGGTCGGCATTCCAGCTGACCTCATAGCCGCTGATGCGGCGCTCGTGCCGCACGCGCTTGTTGCTGGCGTACAGGCTGCCCTCGCGGTACTGGGGCGTCAGCGTCACTTCGATGGATTTGCCCGCGATCGCCGGCGTGCCGTAGGTCGGCGCGGCCGCGCTGGTGTCGCTGTCCGCCGTCATCACGGCGTAGTATACGTCCAGTATGCCGGTATAGTAGCCGACGGGCTGGGTAGTGGTCTGCTCGTTAGGCATGTGCTATTCCTCCAATCGTTCGTTATATCGGCACGTGATCGGCATGTGGTGCCATCCCGTGTCGTCCTCGTACATCTGGGGCCCCCAATCCACAACGATGATGCCCCCGGCCCACAGCGCTTTTACGACGACCATGACCTCCGGGCTGATGGGCATTCGGGACCATATATCCACCTGCATCATGTGTTCAACGGCCCGTGGCTTATTGCTGGCGTACATGGTCGGGCGGCCGCTAACCTCTGTAAACGACACATATATAGGGCCATTCCCTTCCACGGGTATCTGCGTACCTGGATAGGGGCACGCCGCCAGCGCGCGGGTCAATACCTGATCAGCGTTCATGCGTGCCCCCTCATTTCTTCCTGAGCTGTTCAATCAGCTTGTCCGCCATGGCTTTTTCGACCTCATGCTTGCCCGAGTAAACCGATCGACGCATAAAGGCATTCGGCTTCCGCGTGCTGGTGCCAAATTCCAATATGCAGGCCACGGTCATCGTTCGAACCGGCCATTCGCTGGGCCTGCGATAGCGGGATCGCTTGCCCTTTGCCCCGCGGCGAGGGTTTTTCTTCCCGCCTCTTTTGCGGTTGGTATAATACCCTCTGGGATAGACAAGGGCGGAAAATGGCGTGCGCTTGTAGGGATCCTCCGCGATGCTGTCCCTCAGCGTGCCGCTTCTCTTGGGCGCTTCCTTCTGCATGGCCTTAACGGCCGCAGCAACACCTGCGTTGATCGTCTCGGTATAGTCGCGCTCGGTCCATTCAAGCCCCCTGTCTTCCAGGTCGGCTGCAAGGGCTTCGAAGCCGTACAGATCAAAACGTGCCAAAGCGGTTCACCCCCTCCGGCTCCACGTGGTGGGCCTTGATGCGCACGAAATCCCGGCGGTAGCCCAGGTGGTTGACCTGGTCGATCGCGTACTGCTCGCCACGCCACAGGATGCGCATACTGGCGTCCAGCCGGTGGATCCACCGGGTGGTAAACGTCACGGTGTGCTCAAGCCCGTGGGCGGCGGCTTCGTAAAAATCGCGCCCCGAAACGTCCGAGGCCTGCGCGTTTACCATGGCCACCCGCCGCCAGGGCACGACCCGGCGGCCGTACTCGTCCACCGTGGCCTTATCCGGCAGCGGCTCCTCGATCACGATAAGCTCCCGAAAGCGTCCCACGTTCATATGCCGTCACCGCCCTCCGTCTCCGGCTGAAGCCGCAGCTGGTGCATGATGGCGTTCACGCCCATCGGGATCTCCGCCGCGCTGCCCTCGGCCATTACGCCGCGGTTGTCGAAGTAGTGCACGCCCAGCTGGTACACCGCCAGGTCGTACAGCTTGTCGTTCTCCAGCCGCGGCACGCCGGCGTTTTCGAGGTACTGCTGGGCGGCCTCCATGGCCATCTCCAGCAGTTCGCGGTCGGTGTCCATGTTGGCGGCGGCCCAGCGCGCCAGCGTCTCAATGTTCGGCATCTGTGTCGCCTCCCGGCATACAGTTTTCAGGGGTCAAGGCGCGGATCCGCACCCTAACCCCCGGGTTTGTCCGCGTCAGGCGGAAATGGTCACCTTCAGGCGGGCCGCGGCGTCCGCATCGAACACGCTCGCGGACATGCGCACAATGCCGCGCACCTCGGTGGAGTAGCTGCGCCAGGCGTTGCCGCCCACGTCGGTCGAAGCGATCTCCAGCGGCTGCCGCACGAACAGCGTGCCGTACTGGGTGTAATCGCCCAGGTAGAAGGGCAGGCCGTTGGTGGGAGAGGCCAGCTGCGCATCGCTCACCATCACCACGCGCTTGTTCTTGAACAGCATCGGCGTGCCGGTGGTCGGGTCGGGCTGCATCAGAGGCCTGCCGTCCTTGTCCTCCAGCTGGTCCAGGTAGTCAAAGCCACTCTGGTTGGTGATGATGGCGGCGTTCAGGCTGATGTCCGGATCCAGCACCACGTTCAGGATGCGCTTCAGCTCGTTCACGGCGGTCTTGGTGGCGCTGGGCGTGAAGCCCGTCTCGGTCAGCTGGTTCAGCAGGCCCAGCAGCAGGCTGTTTTCGGTCAACACCTGCTTTTTGGCGAAGAAGCGGCCCAGGTAGCTGAACAGGCCGGCCACCTCGTCCGCGGCCAGCTCGTTGGACACGGGGATGTTCAGGCCGTAGGTGGTCAGGCTGTACGGCACCTGCGCGAACACGGGCTGGTCGTCCTCGGGCACGGCGTTGGCCACGGCCTCGCCGGTCAGGGCGGTGAAGCCGGTGGTGGGCGCCACGTCCTTCGTGCGTGCGCCGGAGTTGGTGGTCACGGTCTGCACGTCGAACAGGTCGGCAAGCGCCACCAGGCTGCGGCGGGTCTCGCGGATGGTGTGGTCGATGTCCTCCGGCACCAAGAAGCCGCCCTGGCTGCCCTCGGGCGTGCCGCCCGCCTCGGTCAGCGCGTCGTAAAGCACCCTCAGGCTCTCGTCGCGGCGGCCGGCGCGCAGGCTGACGCCCTCGCCGATCGCGCGGGCAAACGCGCGGGCATATTCGCGGCTGCCCAGGATGGTGTGCAGCCGCTCGCTGCGGCTGGAGTCCTCGGCGTGGCCGGCGGCAGCCGCCTGCTCATTGCCGCGCTGGCGCTCCTCGTTGGCCAGGTCGTCCTGCATCAGGCGGATGCGGGCGTCCAGCGTGGAGACGTTTTCAAGCGCCGCCTCGATCTGGGCCGCGGTGGCGTTGGGATCATCGGCAAGCGCGCGGTTCTGCGCGCGCAGCTGGTCCAGGTTCATCTGTTCGTTGCGAATCCTTTCGCGAAGTTCCTGCAAATTGCGGGGCATGGTGTTTACCTCCTCTTTGGTCGTCAGGTGGAATAGAGTTTAAGCTTGTTTCGAAGGGCGTCGGTGGGATCGCTCTGCGGCGCCTCGTCGCCGCCCTCGGGCGTGTCGTCCTGGCCGATGATCCGCTCGGCGTAGGCGCGCACCACGGCCTGGGCGGCCTGGGCGCTCGCGCCGTTGGCGGATTCAAGGATCATCTGATCCCGCAGCCGCTTCGCCTGCGCGGCAGCCGACCAGGCCACGGCCGGCAGGGCGTGCATGGCCACCATGGGCGCGGCGGGCTCGGGCGTGCCCTCTTCGGCGTCGTCCGGGCGCTCGTCCGCCTCCGCCGGCGCGTCGCCGATCTGGCCGTCGGAAAAGCCCAGCACGAAGGCGGTCGGCGCGGACATCCACGTCTCCTCGTCCATCATCTCGGCAAGCTTCTTCTCGCTCAGGCCGGTCTTTTGCCGGTAGGCGTTGCGGATGCCCTTGTCGATCTCCGCAAGCACTTCGGCCTCATGCGCCAGATCGTGCTTGTTGCCCCAGGCGAACGTGGCGGCGTTGTGGATCATCATGTAGGCAGTCGGCGCCATCAGCACCGTGTCGCCCGCCATGGCCACCACGCTGGCGGCTGAAGCCGCCACGCCCTCGATTTTCACGGTCACATGTCCCGCGTGCTCTTTGAGCATCGTGTAGATCATGGATCCCGCGATCACGTCGCCGCCGGGGCTGTTGATGTACACCTCGATGTCGCCCGGATGCGCCTCCAGCTCGTCGCGGAAGGCCTCCGGCGTCACCTCGTCGCCCCACCAGCTTTCGCTGGCGATGGGCCCCTCCAGCCGCAGCACGGACGGCTGCCCGGGCGCGGTCTCGTCATAGGCCCAAAAATGGTGGATGCCCGCGCCGGAAGGGCCGCGGGCCGGATTGGTTTTCGGCATTTTATCGCCTCTTTCATGGGTTGATGGTTCCCTTGACCGCCTCGCTTAGCGGCACCAGGTCGCGGGACGCGAGCAGCACGTTGCCGGCGGGATCCTCGGGCAGATTTTCACCCTTGCGCACCTCGTTGGGTTTAAGCCACCCGCTCCGGATCGCCATCTGGTTGTAGTTGGCCATCGTCTGCATGTCGGTGCGCCACAGGTTTCGAAGGTCGAAGCGGAAGCCGTAGCCCTCCCCGAGCATCTCCCAGGTCAAAAGCTTGCGGTTCAGCTCGTCTTGCCACTGTTCCACGATCGGGTTGATTGTCATCTGGAGGTATTCAAGCATACTCTGTTCGGCCGTGGCATAGCTGGTGTCGGAGTAGTCGCCCAGCATGTGCGGCGGGATGTTGTACACGGTGGCCACGCGGTTGCGGGTCACGCGCTCAACATCCAGCACCTTCGCATCCACGGGGCTCTGGCTTAAAGTGGTGGCGGTGATGCCGCCCTCCAGCACCACGATGCGCCCGCCGGAGGCCTCGTAGGTCTCGGTAAACTGCTTGATGGCTTCGCGCTTCTTTTCCTGCGAAAGCCCCACGCCGGGGATGTTCAGGATCACGCCGGAGTTGATGCCGTCCAGCTGCTGGACGGAAAACTCCTTGATGTCCCGATCGTAGTCCAGGGTGGAACGCAGCACATCCACGGGCCGCACGCCGCGCTCGCCGTTGGCGGACATGTGGCGAAGGACGATCATCGCACTGTGGTGCACGGTGATGGTCTTGCCCTCCTCCAGCAGCAGCTGGTACCACATCTCCCGGGTCTCGGCTTCGCGCATCGGCACGACCCGCGCCGGGTCGATCACGTCCAGCCGCAGCGGCCTGCCCTCCGGGTCCGGCACGATCAGCGCGTAGGCGTTGCCCTCCGTGTTGCGGCAGGCCTCCATGGTCTGCCGGAAGGTAAACGGCGTCATGCACGGGTTCGGCGCGTAGCCGATCAGCCGCTCGAGCGGGTGGTCGCTTTGCCGTTCCTGCCCCTTGTACAGGTGGATCGGCAGCTCCGCGATGGTATTGGAGATGCGGCTCACCGCGGCGTAGATCGCTTCGCTGGTGCGCATGGTGTAATCGCCCCGGGTGCGAAGCGCGCCCCGCAGCCGGATCAGGGCAGGCGCCGTGCTCGCCGCCTGGTTTTTGGGCTCATCCCTCGCCCTGCCCTTCCGGCGCTTCGAATTGCCAAAGATGGACATGGATTCATCCCTCCCAAAAGAAAAGGCAGCCGGCAGGCTGCCACGGGTAAAAGCGCCAGCGCTGGCGCTTATGCGCGGGCCCGGCTGCGCTTCAGCCGCCCGGGCATGTTCAGCGTGAGCACCTCGATGGCCGGGGCGCTCTCGCCGCTCGTGTCGGTCGGCATGTTCTGCTGGGCGACCGTCCAGGCGTCGATCAGCGCCATGAAGCCGTCGATCTTGCGGTATCGGTTGGATTTCGTGGGCATCCAGTTTTCCTTCTCGCGGTCGGCGTAGTTGTTGCGCAGGCGCACGTTGTGCATGTACCAGCGCATCATGGGATCGTCGTTCGTGATGATCTTCCCGTCGATCATCGCCTCGCGGAAGGTCTTCATGGGGTCGTTCAGGGTGAGCGGCCCCTGGCGGACGATCTGCGTCTTGTACTCCGCCTCCAGCAGCCGGTTGCACCAGGTGGCGTTGGCCGGGTCGTAGCCGATGGACACGATCTCGTAGATCTTGCCCATCTGCTTGAACCATTCGGCCACCACGTCCTGCGGGATGTATTCGCCGTCGCAGATCGTCAAAAGCCCCGACATCGCCAGGTGGTTGTAGTCGATCTTCTCGGCGTCCATCTCCACCTTGCGGCGCGTCGTCCAGCTGTGGTGCAGCACGAACCACTTGCCGTCCTCCAGCGGGAACAGCAGCACCGCGGCGGTGAAGTCCTCGCGGCTGGACAGGTCATAGCCGCCATAGCACAGCCGGCCCTTGAGCGCGTCCATATCCAGGCGGCCGCGGTTTCGGTTGATGATCTCGATCGGCAGATACGCTGCCTCGGAGGCGTCCACCGTCACGCACAGCTGCTTCGTGATGAAGTTGGCCCGCTGCTGCGGGATCAGCTTGTCGCGCGCCCAGGTCCGCTCGAGCTCCTCCAGCTTCAGCAGCACGCCCAGGCTGGGGTTGGCCTTGCACCACAGGCTCGAATCATCCACATCGTCGCCGGCGTCCAGCTCGCAGATGTAGGCGAACAGCTGATCGGCCACCGTGTCGGACAGCACGCCCTCCTCCAGCGCGTCGGAGAAGAGCCCGTACATCTGCACAAGCGGGCCGTCGATCACCGTGCCCATCGTGGTGATGTAGATCGTCAGCGGCTGGGCGCGCTTCAGCTGGCCCTGCCGGATGACGTCGATCAGCTTGTAATCCTTGAACTCGTGGATCTCGTCAAACACGGCCAAATGCGGGTTCAGGCCGTCCAGCTTGCTGGAATCCGCGGCGCGCGCCTTGATCGTGGCGTTCGCGGCATCGTAGAAGATGCCCTCGCGCGTCAGCCGGAAGCGGCTGGCCAGCGAAGGCGATGCCATGATCTGCTTGTAGGCCTCCTCGTAGCAGATCTTCGCCTGGTCTTTGGCGTTGGCCAGCAGGTAGATGTCCGCGCCGCGCTCGCCGTCCTTGCTGGCGCCGTAGGTGGCGTTGCCGGACAGCATGGTGGTCTTGCCGTTGCCGCGGCCCTCGATGATCAGCGCCTCGCGGAAGCGCCGAAGCCGGGTTTTTTTGTCCACCCAGCCGAAGATGTTCCCCTCGACGAAGCACTGCCAGGGCATCAGCGTCATTTTGTCGTAGTTGCCCTTGGTCGGCCGCAGGTAGGTCTCCATGAATCGGATCGGCCGCGCCGCCAGGCGCTCGTCGAACGCCCACGGGTATGCGGGATCGTGTTTCGACCGGTCGAGCTCGCGCCGGAAGCGTTCGCAGGCAAGCCGCACCTTCCTGCCTGTCAGGATGCGCCCGGCCAGCACGTCGTCCGCGTGGCCATAGATTCGGTCAAGCGCCGAACCGTCAGAAATCCTCGAATCCGTCATTCAGCGGCACGGGTGCGGCCTTTCGTGAGTTGGGCGTCAGCTTCAATTCCGCCAGGTGCTTGCGCTGCTGGTCCATCAGCATCCGGCTGGACTGAATGCTTTTGTTCTCGCGCATACAGCGCTGGCGGCCGTTGTGGTAGTTTTCCACCACGCCGCGCTTGCGGATGTCCTCATAAAGCTGCTGCTTCATCTGCTCCATGGTGGCGATGTCCGCCACCAGCATCTGGTCCTGGTCGCCCATGCCCTCCGGGCGCTTTTCGCAGGCCTCGCACAGCCGATCGTACATGGCGATGGCCACGGGATCCGTGATCTGCTCCATGTGGGTCTTGCGCATTTCGTCGTTCATCTCCGCGACCTCCTATACTTTTATGATCCTGATGCCCTCGGGCGCGGGGCTCTTTGCGGCGGCGCGGCCCTGGCCGCCCTTCTCGGGGTGCTCGCGCGCGTGGTGCAAATCGCACAGGCTGCGCAGATTGTCCAGGTCGAGCGCCAGGTCGGGCCGGTCGGAAAGGTGCTTGATGTGGTGCACCACCGTGGCCCGCATGGGCTTAAGCCGCTCGCCGCGCTCAAATTCGGCCATGCACTCGCAGCACATGCCGTGATCCATCTGCATCCGCAGCCGCCGCACGCGCTTCCAGGCTTTCGTGGCATAAAACGGGTCGGCCTGCTTTTCGTACATGCGGACCGCCCCACAATCAATAAGCGCCCAGGGCGCATGGGATGCGCCGGGCGCTGCCCGAGCTGGCATTCGGCGGGTCGGTCGGCAGGAGTGTTCGACCTCTGCCCGCCTTCGGGCGATTCTAACGTTAGCACATTTCAAGGTGCATATCAAGTGCAGGTGACCGCAGGTTTGGTGCAGGTCACCGCAGGTTTGGTGCAGGTATGCGCAGGTTAATGAACACTAATTGCAGGTATGCGCAGGTTTGGCGCAGGTAGGCGCA